GCTCATGACGACCGACCAGGTTACTGAATGGTTCGCAACGGCGAACAAGCGCCTCGATTTTTTGAAAGGCCCTTTTGACTTCTGGGGCCAGGGAACGCCGATGCCGGTTGAATTTTGCGACGGGCACGGGGTCCACCAGGGCGACCTGGCCGAGCTGCGCCGGGCGCTTTACGAGGCTAAGGAGAGAGTTTTGTCGCCGCGAGGCGAGGATGGGCCGGCCTGCGAGGTCACGGCAGGGCAAGCATTTATTGAAATTTTCAGCATCATCGCCAACGCCGAGCGCGTCGGAGGAGAGGTCGGATGAAGCAGGTTTTTGTGATGAGTGAGTTTTTTAGACGCTACTGGCCAGAGGTGCAGCACTGCGTGTCGTTGACGGTGGAGTTGTGGGGAGAGTTGATAAAGCTCGCGCTGGAACTGGCCAGGGAATTGTGCGAGACGCAGGAATAGAGAGGCTGGCCGTGCTGGAAGACGACTTCTCCCAACACAAGACGCATCAAACCAAACGTATCCTCGACTTGGAGCGAGATATGACCATACTGCGGGCTGATATAGCCGAACTCAAAAATCAAGACCAGGGCGTGCGCACCGAGATGAATCAAATCTGGCAGATTTTGATAGGCAATGACGATCTCGCCTATTCCGGCCTGCTGGATCGCGTCAAGGAGATCGAGCGGCGTCCGGCCCTGGCCGGGCGAATGACGTGGCTCGGCATGGCTGCAACGATCCTGACCAGCCTGGCGACGCTGGCGGCGATTTTGTTCAAATGAGCTTTCTGTATTGGCTTTATGTGCTGGCTCACCTACGGCTCGCTTATTGGCGTGGCCAGCGACCGATAGGCGCAGCAGAGTACGTCAAGGCGATGGAAGATGCCAATGAGAAATGAGAGAGCGAGGGCGTGCCCACATCCGGGCTGCCCTAATTTGAATTGTGAAGAGCACCGACCCAAGCGGGTTGATGGGCGACCCTCCGCTGCGGTTCGAGGCTATGGCCGGCGATGGCGACGACTGCGGCTGATGTTTCTGCGAGCCAACCCGATTTGTGCTGACCCGTTCCGTTTGCACGCGCGCAGCGGCGAGGTGGTGATGGCGGTACACGTGGACCACATCATTCCAAAGAGAGAAGGGGGCCATGATGGATGGAGCAATCTCCAGAGTTTGTGCCCCAGTTGTCACAGTAGAAAAACAGCGAGGGGCGAGTAATGGCGCGAACTGCAATTACACCAACCGACCTAACCAAGACCGGTTACAACCTGACTGACAGCGCAGGTTTCACCGCACTCAGCGCGGGTGCAGGCAACGGGATCACGGTGATATTCGACCCGCAGGACATTCTCATTCTAAAAAACGATACGGGTGGAATAGCGGTTTTCACGCTGAAGGTACCAGGTGAAACCAAGTACTCAGACAAGAGCGCCACTGTGCCCGACGTGACGGTGACGGTGGCCAGTGGCAAGACCTGGGTCTATCAGCTCACCAATATCTTCAAGCAGACTGATGGCAAGGTCCACATTGACTGTGACGTGGCCGGTAAGGTGTTGGTATTGAGCCCGTTTTAGGGTAGGGGGGATCAAATCTCTACAGCTTTCGATGGGGTAGACCGCGCGGGCCACCAGATTTTATTCTGTACGGGATAGGGGATGCCAGGACCACCACCAAAAAACCCAGCCATCAGGCAACGGCGAAATCAAACACCGAGCCGGGCCATGCTACCACCGGAAGCCGAGCCGCGCACGGATGCACCGGCGCTGCCTCTGGCTCGTGAGTGGCACGAAATGACACAGCTTTGGTGGCGCGATGTATGGGCCTCGCCGATGGCAACGGAGTACACACGGGCCGATGAACATGCGCTGTTCCGACTGGCGGTGCTGATTGATATGTTTTGGGCGGAGCCGAGCCGGGATTTAGCCGCCGAGATCCGGCTACAGCAGCAGGCATTTGGGCTGACGCCGCTGGACCGCAACCGGTTGGCCTGGAGTATCGAACAGGCGGAGCAGGCTCAGGATCACGGCGACCGGCGGCGGAGCGCCCGCGCGATCATCATTGGCGGCGAGGATCCACGGAGTTTACTGAAATGAGCGGCGGCACGGAAGGACGTGCGAAGCCGACTGAAATCTGGACACGCTTAAATGCGCCTCATCGGGGAAGTGCGGCGATGATCCATCAGTACAGCGGTGGCCTAATGTGCGAGAACATTGTGGCAGTAGGTATCAAGCTCTACCCGCTCAAGGTTGGTTTGTGACTGTCTTAACTGTGCCCCAATTTGAAAAGGAATTTTTCCCGACGCTCGGGCCGCAGGTGTGCGCGTTCATCGAGAGCTACCTGGTCTTTGGGCCGGGCGACCTGCGCGGGCAGCCGGCGCGGCTGGATGATGAGAAACGGGCGCTGATTTACCGGGCTTATGAGGTATTTCCGCAGGGGCATCCGCAGGCGGGCCGGCGACGGTTTAAGCGAGTGGCGCTCAGCCTGCGCAAAGGGACGGCCAAAACGGAGATGTCGGCCTGGCTGGCGGCGGTCGAGCTACACCCAGAGGGGCCGGTGCGCTGTGACGGTTTTGATGCCGACAGGCAGCCGGTGGGTGTGGGGGTGACCGATCCCTACATTCCGATGGTGGCTTACACGGAAGAGCAGTCCGACGAATTAGCTTACGGGGCGCTGCGGGTGATTTTGGAATATAGCCCGCTAGCCGGCGACTTCGATATCGGCCTCGAAAGAATTATGAGGATCGGAGGCGACGGCAAAGCGGTGTCGCTGTCATCGTCGCCGGATGCGCGCGATGGGGCGCGAACAACCTTCCAAATCTTCGATGAAACGCACCGGATGAATACACCACGGTTGAAACAAGCGCACCGGACGATGCTGGCCAACATTCCCAAGCGCCGGTTGTCGGACGCCTGGTCGTTTGAGATCACGACTGCGCCGGCTCCGGGCGAGGGCAGTGTGGCTGAGGACACGATGGATTACGCGCGCCAGGTGGCGAGCGGGGCGATTGCGGACAGCAAACTGTTCTTTTTTCACCGCCAGGCGAGTGATGACCACGATTTGAGCACGCTGGAGGGGGTCAGGGCAGCGGTCGTCGAGGCCAGCGGGCCGGCGGCGGCCTGGTGCGATATTGACGGGATTGTGGAGCAGTGGCGCGATCCGACTTCTGACAAGGCATATTTGGAGCGGGTATGGCTGAACCGGCTGGTGCGCGCTTCAGAGCGGGCCTTTGACCTGGAGCAGTGGCGGGCGCTGGCCGCGGCGGATTACCGGCCGGCGCCGGGCAGCCTAATCTCGCTGGGTTTTGACGGGGCCAGGTGGCACGACGCGACGGCCCTGGTTGCCACGGAAATTTCAACCGGGTTTCAATGGCTCGTTGGCTTGTGGGAGCGGCCGGAAAACGTGCAGGAGTGGGAGGTTCCGGCTGACCAGGTCAATGAGGCGGTTGACAAGGTGTTTTCCACCTATGAGGTGTGGCGGATGTACTGTGACCCGCCGTACTGGGAAACGACCGTAGCCGAGTGGGCCGGCCAATATGGCGAGAAACGGGTGGTGGCCTGGTGGACGAACCGGCAGAAGCCGATGGCCTACGCGATCAAGGCGTTTGAGACGGCCATCGCCTCAGCCGACCTATCACACGAGGGCAACCCGCACCTGAACCGGCACATCGGCAACGCGGTCAGGCGCACGCTCAACATGCGGGATGACGAGGGCAAGCCTTTGTGGACGATTTACAAAGAGCGGTCGGACTCGCCGCACAAGATTGACGCGGCGATGGCCGCCATTTTGTCCTGGGAGGCGCGCTGTGACGCCCTGGCGGCCGGCGTGGGGCAGGAGACGGGCAGCGTTTACGATGAACGAGGGCCGCGGGAGGTAGGGTGGTAATGAAGCCTGATTTTTCTGATTTTTTGATTGTAGCCGGGGTGGTTGTGGTAGGCGTTGGGCTGTGGTGGATGTATCCACCGGCGGCGCTGATATTTGGCGGGGTGGCCTTGATAGCGCTCGGTATGTCTCTGGCGTGAGGCAGTAAATGGGACTTATTACAAGCATATTTGAGCGGCGGAGCGACCTAAAAAACCCAGCTAACTGGCTGGTAAATTTATTGCGGTCGGGCGGCGGCTCCGCGACGGCGGCAGGGGTAAATGTGACCCCGCAGACGAGTCTTCAGAGCACCGCTGTGTTTGCCTGTGCCCGAATTTTGGCCGAGAGCGAGGCTCAATTACCCCTGATTTTTTACCAGCGTTTGAACGGCGGGGGCAAAACACGGGCCACAAGTCATCGGCTGTATCCCATTTTGCACAATTTACCCAACTCGGAAATGACCAGTATCGAGCTGCGCGAGACCCTGATGGGGCATCTGGCGCTGCGGGGCAATGCCTTTGCCGAGATCGAGCGGGACCAGGGCAACCGGATCAAGGGGTTATGGCCGCTGCGACCGGACAAAGTTCAGGTCAAACGGATCAACGGGCAACTGGTATACGTGGTAGATGTGCCCGGCGAGGGTCCGCAAGGGCTGCCGGCCCGGAACGTGATGCACCTGCGCGGTTTTGGCTATGACGGCCTGATCGGCTACAGCCCGATCAAGCTGGCGGCGCAGGCGATTGGCCTGGCGATGGCGACAGAGGAATTTGGCGCGCGCTTTTTTGGAAACGGAGCCAAACCGGGCGGGATATTAGAGACGCCAAACAAATTGAGCGACAAGTCGTATGAACGGCTGACGAAATGGTGGAATAATCGTCACCAGGGCCTGGAGAACTCCCATCGCATGGCCATCCTCGAAGAGGGGCTGAAGCTGCACGAGATAGGAATCGCGCCGGATGAGGCGCAGTTCCTGGAAACCAGGAAGTTCCAGGTGAGTGAAATTGCCCGGTTGTTCCGGGTCCCGCCGCACATGCTGGCTTATCTGGAGGGCGGGGCGAGCTATGCCTCCATCGAGCAGATGAGCCTGGAGTTTGTGAGCTACACCTTGACCCCGTGGCTGGTCCGCTGGGAGCAGGCGATTTACCGCGATCTGCTGACCAAGGCGGAGCGGCAGAGTTATTTTGCGGAGCACCTGGTGGATGGATTGCTCCGGGGCGACATCAAAAGCCGCTACGAAGCGTACAACATCGGTCGAACCGGCGGTTGGTTGAGCGCGGATGACATCCGCGACCTGGAGAATATGAACCCGCTGCCCGGCGATGAAGGGAAGATTTACCTGGTGCCGTTGAATATGGTGCCGGTGAGCCAGGTGGCAGAGCCTTTCGCAGGAGGCACGGGGACG